GTAGTAACCGCTATTGATTGTGTCAATCAAAATACGAGCTTGTTGAGCAGGAGATACTAAGATGAAAGAAGGGTTAAAGTTTGCAGCCTTTTGGTTAGCGATTAATTGAACTAATTGCTTTAAGTCAACTGTTTCAGTCATTGTAGTAACACCTGTTGCAGCAGCAGATACAGTTGAGAAGAAAGAAGCATTTTCAGCTTTGAAGAAATCTCTCTGTAATAATCTTGGTAAAGTTTGACTTAAGAAAGGTAATGAACGCATCATTTGCTTAGAGAAACGAGAGAAACCTGCGATATAAGAGTTTACCATCTTAGTTTCAGTCAAGTTGTAATCGTTAGAACCTTTAGCAGCACCTTCAGTTTGAATAGCGATGTTATTAGTTTCTCCTGTGTTTTCTTTGAAGAAAGTGTAAAGACCTGTTGCAGAACGTACAGTAGGCACTAAATCACGGAAGTTAACTAATTGAGCAGGTTGTAAGGCTTGTCTTGGAGAGTAAGTCATTACAGGGTCGCCGGTTACGTTACCTGCGATTGTCATTGTCTTAGCTTCAGGCATTTCCAAACGGAACTTACCACCTTTTTTCAAAGTTTGTTCAGCTTCTTCCATACGACCTTCCATTTTCTCTTCTACTAATTGAGAAAGAGATTTTGCTTCAGTTGAAGCAGCTTTCTTTTGAGCAGCAGTTGCAGCATCAAATTGCTTTTGCATTTCGTCTTTTACGACTTTGATTTCGCTTTTTACAGCGTCAATGTTAGCAGTAACGTCAGCTTTTAAGCCTTTTACGTTCTCAGCCATTTCATTGATTAATTCTAAATTTTCCATTTTTAATTTTTAAATAGATTATTAAATTGTTTAATTGCTTTGAGAACTTCAGCATCCTTATTAACCACCGGCTCAACTGCGGTTGCGGGTTGAGTGTTGTTTGTTAGAATATCTTGTATTCTCTTTATTTCTAACTCTAATGATTTGAATGTAGCATCGGTATATTTTCCATTGCTAATTGCTTTCAAAAGAGCATCTAAACGCAAAGATAATGATTCCTCGCTTTTAAATCCTAAAGTTGGAGTTTCAGGATTTGCACCCCAAAGAACTGCCGAACCTTCATATAGTTTTAATTCGCTAATCGTTCTAATTCCGTTTTTAGCTTCGTTAGATTTGATTGTAGAAAATCCAATTGAGTGCTGATTGATTAAACCCGCATCGTAAAGTTTAATTATATCTTCTCCGGCGTGAGTAGGAACGATTTGAGTAACTGCTACTAACTTGTCGCCATCTACATAAAGCTCACTTGGCTTTCCGATAACGTGGTGCATATCTGCTTTGTGGTCAATCAAAGAAAAAATCATATTCTTTGCCTTTGGTCCACGCTCTTGGATAGTTTTAGTGAATGCTTCCGGAACGATAATATCGCCGTCTAAATCAATATTGTTCATTCTTGACCATACTGCCTTTACTGTTCTTGTTTTAGGAGATACGTCAAGTATTGAATCGTTAATATCTTTTAATTGAATTTTGCTCATAGAACAAAGTTATTATTTTTATTGTAATGCTTGAATGATATGCGTATAAATGTCGTTGTTATGTGAATCGGTTAGTAATCTCCATATCTGCCCGACATCGCCTTGAGGCGGTTCATCTTGATAAGTTATATAATCTCCGTTGTTATCTTTTACAACTTTATATCCTATTGTGCAACGACAATTACAAGTATTAGCAGCCGAAGCCGTAGGGTCGCAAGGATGTAGCATTAATTCAGTACCATCTACTCCAAAAACATCAAATCTTTCATCCATAGGCACCTCAACTCCGTTCATATTTAAATGATCCGTTTTATCAGGCGGTATTCTTCTTGTTCTTGCATCTAAAGTTGAAATCCAAATTTTATTTGTTTTTAATCCTGTACTAATTGCGCCAATCATTGAACCTACATTGGCAGCTCTGCCGGTTTCAGTTCTTGCTATTAATTCGGCACGATAGTTGGTTATTCCTGATTGCTTTAATTCTTTAATCGTTTGTTGCAATGGCTTTCCTTCTAAAATACCTTTTTTTAAAAATCTTTGTATTTGTTCTTTTGTTGTATTCGTTATTTCTTCGACTAATTGACTTAATCCTTTAAGGTCCAAATAACGAGTAATAACATTTTGCCATAAATCAGTAAGCCAACCCTTTTGTTCTATTACTAAAATTCCATTCTTGGTCTTTTTTAGGCTTTTGTAGGACATTTCAGCCGTTTTAGTACCCATTGCTATATGAAGCGAGTAAAGTGTCTTTTTTAAGCCTTTACTTGAGATTGAGTTTAAATCTTGGGTACGACAAAACTCATCCACCTGTTTTTGCAATTCTTTTTTGAATTGAGGCGAATAAGTTTTTAATCCTTGAGCATACAATTTCTTGTATTGGGAGTTCATTATTTATTTAATGAAAGTAAATAGATAGTTTCTGCGAATAATTGAGCAATCTCATCTACTTGATTTTGAATCCAAGTTTCTTGGTAAATGTCTTTTCTATCCTCTTGGATTTCTGCATAACACGCTTGGAAGTATGCGGTTACTTGTTCAGGACTTTCGTAATTCATTGGCGGAGCAACTACATAATCGGTTGGTCTGCCATAAATCCCTGAAGTGCTTTCTACTAAGCCATCAATTAATTCTAAAACTTCATCGTAGAAATTATTTAACGCCTTGTGCATTGAATAAGAAGTTGTTTGATGATGCCAAACAATTGATTGCTCAAATGCTGATTTTAAATAACTTACAAAGTCTGCAAAGTTATCTTGAGGAGTACCTTCGTTTTGTTCGTTTGTTGGCTCTATTTGCTCAATAGGCTCATTCATTTCAATATCATCAAAAGCCTTTTCGGTAGTCAAAGTTTTAAATTCTGCTTCTAATTGGCTTATTTGCTTTTCTAAATCTTTCATTTATTTATTATTTAAAAGTTCTTCTAAATTTTTTGGTGCTTGTATTGGAGTGAACTCATCCGTAGGAGTTAAATTATTTGGTACGTACAACTTTTCAAGTTCTGCTTGGTCCACATAATCAGGTATTTCAATACCCATTTGCTCATACTTTTGTTTAGGAGTAAGCCACCAAGCCTTATCTAACCAAGCCACTTGGTCATTCTTGTTTGCATCTAATTCTCTATAAACTGATAAATCGAAATCTATATAAACATTATCTCCTTTGTAACCCCAATCAGTGTGTATTTTACGATTAAAGTTATCTCTTAATGAAATCAATAAAGGCAAAGCACAACGAGTTGTTAATGCTTTTTCTCCTTCCATTTGATTGTTGTAAGTCTTATTAGTAGAATCGTTTAAAAGTTGAGCCGGTACTCCGTAAATATTACATAAAGCCACCATATCCCATTTTTCACTTTCGATGATTCCTAATTCAACAGGACTTAACCCGATTTCTTTCCAATCTACTTTATAACCTGAAACGGCTATTTGATTAAAGTTTTGGCTTCCGGCTTTTTCGCTAACTGATTTCTTTAACGCTGCCGCTTGGTCGCCTCCGCTTATAGGATCAAATCTATCATCATTCATAAACAATACTCCCGCCGGTCCACCATTTTGGAATGCAGAAACCGCAGCAGTTTTAGCTTCGTTTGAACGAGTCAAAGTTCTTGAAGCTGCCTTTAATGGAGATTGACCATATAACTGATTTCCGGTAATATTCCATTGTGGATTGAAGTATTTGTCGTGAAGGATTTCTTTTGTATCAAAACTCCATAATTTACCATAGTATAATTGATATCCCACCCTTGTTGGAGGGAATACCTCAACATCTGCTTTAATTGCCATAAATTGGCTTGGGAGTGCGTAGAGTTGAAATGGCTTGTCTTTGTTTGCTCCGGCTTCAATAAGTTTTCCATAGATAAAAGAATTTCCTGTAATTAATTTAAACGCACACCATTGCTCAACTAAATCGGACCAAGTATCTTCTTCGTTAGGGAACTGTAATAATTCATTTAGGCGAGTATCGCCTTCGTATATTTCAAATGCTTTTTTATGTAAGTCTTTTATCTCTTTCCAATTCTCAATCTTGTCAGGACTTGCCATTAAAGCCTTGTATCTTTTTGCAGCTACGGGGTCTATTTCTTTATAAACGTGAAATGGAGCAATCTTTGCTTTTTCACTAATTAATCTTACAATAGAGTAAACAATATCATTTCCAACATATCCATCATTAACGTAGCTTTGAGCATCTGCCCCTTGCCAAGTAACGATTCCCCTTTCAATGCTTACCATTGAACCTAATGGTCCACGAGAAGGTAAAACTGATTGTAAAGGTTTGGATGCCGGTGATTTTGCTTTTAATAGAAAATCAAATAATCCCATATATGTACATTTAAGTTCAAAGTTAGTTATTTTACACTAATAAACCGATACTACAAATTTTGGAGTATATTCAAAAATCATTCTCATTGCCAAACAATCCGAAAAATCGGGAGAACGACCAATCGCAGCTTTTACTTTATCCTTAGATATTACTCCTTTGCTCCCGTCATTATCAACTGCCTTTTGTTTGACTTGTTCAAGTTCTTCTATTATCTTTTGCTTTTGGCTTCCATCGGAATTGATATATAATTTGCTATCATTTATTAATTCAGCTAACTTAAAATAACATTGACTTTTTAAATTGTCGTAGTTTTCTTTTGCCCTTGTTACAGGATTGTCTAAAGCTCGGGAGTTATTTACAAATCCTTTACATCTAAGAATATCGCAAACGCCACCACCTACGCCATCCTCATCGACTACGATATTTGATGTGGGCACTTGAAATTCTTGTTGGAATTTCTTTATAATTTCAGCCACTTCAACAACCGACTTGCCTTGGTATTGATGTAATTTAACACGCATTCCACTCCAAATGCCAATAACAGTGGAATCGCTACCAAAACGAGCAACGTCACAACTAATGTAAGATGTACCATTAGGTAAATAATCGCTCCTAAAAGCGTCAAGTATTTTTTCATAGTCAATTAATTGAGCAGGGTCATTTGAGTATTCCCAATTCCCCATTAATAATCTTTCTCGGCTTACCTTGTCTAATGTTAAAAGATTTTCTTTATAGTGCTTAGATATGAACGGGTTGTCATCTATTAACGAAGCAATAAAGCGTTTATTGTGTGCTATGCTTCCATCTTGTTGTGGTTTATAGAACTCTGAATAGGTCCAATTCTTTGCCGGATTACAAGTATAAAGTATCTTAGGAACTAAATCATTTTGGTCTAATTGAAATCTTATCCTTGATTTAATAATATTTCTTGCTTTATCATCTACCTGATTGGCTTCATCTATAAAAGCATCGGTAATCTCTAACGAACCTAATTCATCAAAGTTTGGGTCACTTGGATAAGAATAAAGGTCCTTTAAAAGTATTGTTGATCCGTTAAAAAAATCTATTTGGCTTGTTTGCCCGTTGTACTTATAATGCTTTCCGGCATCTAACCCTTGAATCTTTGCTACCTGAAAGAATGAAACTAAAGTAGTTTCTTTAAGTGTTTTTAATACGGCACGACCTATTAAGCCACGAGTATTTGGATATTTTAATCTCTGCTTAAGCTGCCAATAACAACCTAAAGCCGTTTTGCCACCTCCGGCACCTCCACCAAATAATATTTCGTTTGTTGTTTTATCCTCGAGTAAATCGAGAGCAATAGTTTGTTTTATGGATAATTCCATTAAATAGATGGGTTATTTCCAACGTATGTTTTTTTCTCTTCCCAATTAATTGTCATTCCACCACTAATCTCAACTTCGGTTGATTGTTTTGCTCTGCCCTCTAATCTATCAAACAGTTCTTTATAAGCATTTAAATCCCCCTTTAATGCCTTATTGATTAATACCATATCCAATTGTTCAGCTATGGTAAATTCTTCTTTTTCTCCTGTTACCGGATTAGTTTTTGTTTGAACTAATTCTAATAATCTCAACAATCTTGTCTTACTATTTGGAACTCCTTTTGGTCTTCCGTTTGGGTTTCTAACTTCCCCTTTTTGAGCCGGTATTAAATTTTGTTCGTTTGCCATATCCTCTAATTAGTTTCTAATTAATTACAAAGATACGCCACAATTCGGGCAAATCTTACCTGATTTAGTATTGTCTATATTTTTAGGTTCTTCAATTGTTGGATTTAGAAAGTCAATATTAACACTCCAATCGCTTAAATCTTCTAATTGCCAATCTCCATTTGCAAGAGCATCCATATCAAATTGCCCGTTGTGTGTATTATCAATTATCAATAACTTTTTCTTTTGTCTTTCGGTTAAATTGTTTAATATGATAACCGGCACGTCTTGAATACCTAATTGAATACAAGCTCTATATCTTTGATGACCCCCTAAAATGATATTATTCTCATCTATTAGAATAGGTTTAGCTGATAATAATTCAGGGTCTTTTTCAATTGACTTAACTAATTTATCAAACTCATCCTTACTTATTTTGCGAGGATTATTTGGATTCGGTTTTAATTGTGCTATTAACATAAATATATTTTATCTGCCTTGACCTCTATATTTTTTAGGTTTAGGACTGTGTTTATTATATGATTTTTTAGCGTTGCCTTCTTTCTTTTTACCAAATGAAACTTTGCCGTTTGAACTTAATTTAGCCATTATTTATATTTTTCTATTATTTCCTCCAATTCGCTTCTTGACCATTTCTTTGTAACTCTTGCATTAGCCTCAAGCCATTCAACCATATCTAAGCCAATTTTGTCGATTAAATTTCTGCGATAGCCTATTAAATGAAATTGGTCAAATCCATTGCAACCTTTACATTCTCCGTGTACGTTGTATTCGTTAAATCTTAAAGCTGACCCATTCTTTACAGGAACATAATGCCCTGCATCCATAACTTCATAACCTTTTACCTGACCGCAACTAATGCAAGTAAAAAAGCCTTCTTGGTTATCACGAGTTCTTATATATCGATTAAATATATGTTGAGCTTTTGCCGTTAATTTAGGAAGTGTTAATGTTGCCATATTACAAAATTAGGTTATTTTAATACTCGAAAACATACTTTGCGACCATTTACCTCAAATCGTTTCTTTTGTAAAGGATTTAAACCCATTCTAATTGAATACTCCGGCACTCCTGTAACTCTAACTGCGTAAGCTATTGACCTAAATTCCGTTGCTTCTTTTGTTTCTATATCTATCATTTTTATTGCTCTTGCGTTTTCTAAGCCTTTCACTTCTCCACCTTTCATAATTGGCTTTTAATTATTCTTTTGATTAATTCTTTAAACAGTTCCCAAAGTAATATGATAACTATTATTTCCATAAACTTTTGCTGAATGATATTGTGTAAATTACTATTAATAAGCATATACATAAAGGAATGCTAATAAATATAAATTTTAAATAGTCTAATATTTTTCTCATTGTTATTGGTTTATAAATTCAATATATAAATCTTCTACGCTTTTTCCCATTTTATCATTAGTTCGCATAAAAACTATACATTTTTTTATTAATTCTTTTTCTTCATTAATGTATAAATCATCAATATAATGTAATAATCTTTCGCCTGTTGATTGTTTAATTAACTCATTTTTAGTTTCAATAGTAATGTCTAATTTTAATTCTTCCATTGGAGTTTTCATAGGTTATTTGTTTTTAATTTTAGAAAATAATATGACAATTGCTTCTCCAATAACACAGCCCATAAGATATGTCAATGATATTGGCCAAAACATATAAACGGATAAGGTAAATTCATGTGGAAATCTTTCTGACTCCTCAATTAATTTTCCCATAATACCACCTATTAGGAAATATAAAAATGTGTATGTTATTATTGTTATCATAAGTTATTTGTTTCGGTTAATATATTAACAACAAACTATCTTGATGCTCATATTTTTTAATTTATTATAGTCAATCTTGATTATAAGTTTGATTGTAATACAATTCTCCACTTGCTAATTTCCTGTTGATTTCAAATGCTTCGTCTAAATCACAAGATTTATAACCAACTTCAAAAGCATTTATTATCTGCTCTTTTTCTTTTTCAAGTTTATTTTCTAAAACTTTAAAAATTTGTGAGTAAGTTGGTGTATCACTTGGACTACCCCATAATTTTGCTATATCTTTAATAGCTTCTTGCATTGCTGTTTTCATAGATTATTTGTTTTGGTTTTTATATTTAATATAAAATAGTACTGAATACCCAAATATTATTTTACCTCTATAACCATATCTTCTTGAAAATATAGCATCTTTAACTTTTGTAATATCAAAATAAAATAATTTACTATTAATAAGAAATATTGATTGATATAAATTCATATTTTATCGTTTATTATTATGATAATTTTAATTATCATTTATTTATATGATAATTTTATAAATTATTTGTTTTTATAATATACTCTTGACTCTAATCCTATTTTTTGTGCCAATCTATAAACCTGTCTTTCGCTTAAATTTACTTTCTTACAAATATGTTTAACGCTTGGATAGTTTTTTTTATCGGACCAAACTTCTGCGATAGCATTTAAGTAAATATTGTTAAGGTTTAAATCTTCCCCGTTATATTCTATATCAGGGTATTTTTTGCAAATGTGTTGGTATAATTTCTTGCTCATAATTTAAAAATGTCGTTTTAATTAATTTTTGTCGCAAAAAATGTCGCAATATTATTTTATGACATTATATTTTAATTCTATTAATATTTGACATAATTCTATAAATTGACCATAACATTGTCTATCTGCGGTATTATAATCTCTATATCCTCTTTTTATATATTCTTCTTTTAATAATTCTAATTCTTCAATAAATTGTTTTAAAGTTTTCATAAGTTTAATTTTTTAAAAATGCCCCCACCTTGATAACGAACACCCTTTATTTTGTTAATTAATGATTTGTGAGGGCAATGTTTTATTTTGTTTTTAAATAGTTAGCCATTGCGTTTCTATTAGCTTCTTTGTCTATATCTTGGCTTGTTCGGTTGCTATCGCCCATTGCTTTGAATTGTGCGTGTGTTTCCTCTTTGCCGTTTATATATGCTTGATGCCTTTCTTCCCTATATTTTTCTAACATCTCAAAAAATGTAGGCATATCCATTCGGTCATAAACTTTCCCGTATTTGAATTTTACCATACCATCTAAGAATAAAAAAATATCTTGGATTGCTAATTGGTCCTGTTCTGCTTCATCTAAAATAGCATAAGATAAATCCATTATTTGCTCAGGGTTCATTCCTACTCTTAAATTAAAATTATTTAATGTTCGAGTAATTTGAACGCTTAAAACTGCTGCTATTTTTTCAGCTCCGTAAAGTTCTTTTAATGCCGGTAATCTTTCGCTTACAGGAACTAATTCAATAATCTTTAATGGTAAGTTTTCTCCTTTTTCTTTAAACCGGCACATTTCATTATAAACTGAACCTGTACTACCACTCACTACGGCGTTTAGCAAAGGCTTCGTGTAACTGTTGTTCGGTAACTTTTGGAGCTTGTTTTGAGTAGTTGTTATTTGCATTGTTTTCGTTTTTTAATTGGAAAAATCCTTGCCATCCTTTAGCTATTGATTGTTCAATTATTTTTATAGCTATATTTTCGTGACCTTCAGAAAGTTTAACTAATTCATTTAAAGCAGCCTGAATAGATATATTTGATTTATAAGTAAAATTAAATTGTTCTTTCTTAAAATCAACCCATAAAGACCAATATTTTTTAAATTCATCACTATTAAAAGGAAAAGATATTTCTTTTATTTCCTTTATTTTCTTTTCTTTTATTTCTTTACTTTCTTTTTCTTTACTTTTCTTTGCATTAGCCTCCCCAATGGCCCCCCCATTGGCCCACCTATTTGCAGCCCCATTTTTACCGCTTTGACTTAATTTTTCTCTTAATCCTAAATGATCCTGTAATCTTTCGGACCAAAATTCGCCTTCAACAATTGTAAAAAGGTCAAACTGTGTAATAACTCCTTTTACTTTTACATCAGTTGATTGCATTTGCATACTAAGAATTGGAATAAGTTCTAAAGGCATTTTACCTCCGGCTTCTGCTAATCTTTCAATTAAAAACCAATAAATCCCGTAACCTTCCATCCCTAATTGATGCCTTAAAAAAAGAATTTTAGTGTCATTAGCCGCATTGTAATCGTGACTAAAATAGTATGACTTATTCTTCATAATAAAAAAGGCTCTCGGCATCCCCCTTAGTAGGATTAAGGGTTCAGCTTTGAGCCAATAAGTTTTAACTCGGATATCCTACATCCGTTTTACAAAAATACTACTTATTTACCAATAATTCAAATTCATTAATAGCATTAAATATTTGATATGCTACTTGAGGAACTATTGCATTTCCGTAGGCTTTGATTGATTCGTTACGCCATTTTGAAAAGGTAATGCCGTCCAATTCTTTGGAAATCCCATCATCTCTTCCACAAATAGCGGAGACAGTTGGGAAGTTGATCCATTCGGATTTATATCCATTGCCATTTGTTTTAGAGGATAATGTAAATTCACTCCTTTGTTTTTTTGCATCTTTTGCCGCTCTTGATATTTGTCTTGTCTTTGTGCCGTATTCCAATCGAACGCCGAAGGAGTTGGAAGCATCCCTAATAATTGTGTCGCTAAATTTGGCATCTTCGTTCCATTCGGATATTTCTCCATTCTTTTTTGAAAAACTTTCAAATTGACTACGTCTTCCTTTGTCGTTGGAGTAAGCAACAAACCAAGTTCTATCTCTTTTATGTGGCGCGTTGACGCTTGCAGCTGGAAGTATAAACGTTTGTACTTCGTACCCTTTAGTTTCCAAATCAGTTTGCACCTCCTCGAATACCATCCCCCCCCCCCAATTAACAATTCCGAGAACATTTTCGCCCACAATCCATTTTGGTTCAATTTCTTGAATTGCTCTAAGCATTTCGGGCCACAAATGGCGTTCATCATCTTTCCCTTTTCTTTTTCCTGCATTTGAGTAGGGTTGGCAAGGGAATCCTCCGGTAAGCACATCGATTTGTCCTCTATGAACAGTGAAGTTTGTTTTAGTGATGTCATTATAAGATTTTGAATTAGGGAAATGATGGGAAAGAACTTTTTGACCAAATGGATTCCATTCGCAATGAAATATGTTTTCCCAACCTGCCCATTCAGCAGCAAGGTCAAACCCACCAATTCCACTAAATAATGATCCGTGAGTTAACATAAAATATAACTTGCAAAAGTTTTGCCGTCTTTAGTTACATTTTTAGTTGCAATATTTAACCCATCGTTTCTTAAATCGGCTATTCTTGCAGCTAATCTAAAGCATCCAAATTTGTTTAAAGCCTGTAATGGAGTGATAGCTTTGCCTTTTTCTAAATAGGATAAAATTTGTTGTTTTTGCGTTTTCATAGTTTGTTTATTTTAGAATGGTAAATCTTTGTCTTCGTGTTCTTGTTGGTTTACATATTCCTGCTTAGATTCTGCTTTAGGAACAAAATTATTAGGAAAAATGTTATAATCAGGATGTTTTTCTTCCTTTTTATAAGGATTTTGCCACATAGAATAGCGTTGCCCATTAATAGTAAATTCAATTACTTCGCCCTTTGAGGTAGCTTTTTTCCAAGCTCCAAATTTGATTTTGTTTTCCATTTTTTATTTGTTTAAAGTGATTGTGTAAGATTGTTTATAAGATTTTAAAGGGATTGCACCTCTTTCAAATTTTTTTCCTTTTTCTTCGATTTCTTTTTGCTCTGATTTTAATAAATCAATTTGATCCTGTAATTCTGCCCATCTTTCTGAGTAAGAAGCATAATCATAGGTTTGACTGTCTTTAAGGGCTAAATTCGCCCCTAAATGGTCATACTTCCCCTTTGGGCATTTGTCTAAGAAATCGATTATATATTCCTCGCTTTTTGCTCTTAATTGTTTTGCAAAAGCTTCGACTACTGCAACCTTTACGGCTACATCTTCCGGCTTTATACTGCCTTCGTTTAATTCGTTGGCTACATTTTGAGCCAAAGCATCAATATCGCTTTTGGTTGGTGCGATTTCCCAAATTGATAAAGTGTTCATAATTTATGGTTTTAAAAATAAATGAATAGTTAATACATCGTTTTTTCCTATAAGGCAATTAATATCATTGTTCCATTCAAATTTATATCCCAAAGATTTACAATTATCGTAAACTTCTTTAGAATAATATCCTATTACTGATGCAAAACCTTCATAAACAGTTATAGAAGTAAAGTTTGCAATCCCAATGCCGGATTCTGCTACCATTTTGTAAGTGTTATAAATGCTCATTAGTTTAAGTGGTTTTTCTTGGTTGTGAATAATGCCGTTATAGCCGGATTAATTAAGTCTTTGTTTAAAGTGTGCAATTGTGATAATTCGTTAAGATTTTCGCAAGAATCAATTGCCAATGTTAAATCGGTAATGCTTTTATGCTTTTTAACAAATGCCGGTAATTTAGTTTCTTTAAAATGTGGCTTTTCTTTTTCTCCGGCTGCATCCGTGTCCTTATCAGTTACTACTCCTAAAGCTGCTGATAAAGCATATCTTCTAAAGTAAGTAATGCCGGACCCGATTGCTTGAAAATCATTCATACCTTTTAAACTTGTTGCAGGTATGTCGCAAAAACTTTCTAAATACTGTCCGCTCTTAGTGTGAAATAAAATTGTTCTTAATCCTGAACCTTCAAGCATTTGAGTAAATCCCAATGAATGCTTTTTTAATAAAGGATTAATAACTTCTAAGATTTGAGGAAGGTCGGCATAAGTATATCCATAGCCGGTTGTTCCTTTGTGAATCACAGGACATTCTTGCTGAAAGTCTGCTAAGGCTTTAAAAATGTTGATAAAGCCGTTGTTGTCATTTTCGTTCATAATGTTACGTTTGGTTTAAATAATAATTAAAATTAAAAGTAATTTGTGAATAAATCAAATAATTTGAGATAATTTTTTTATCTCTTCCTGATAGTCGTTGTCGTACTTAAGTGAAAGAACTTCCTCAATAGTTTGGATTGCGTGTATTATGCTTGTATGATCCCTGTGAAACATTCTGCCAATCTCTTTTAAAGTCAATCCGGTTCTTTTTCTTAATAGATACATAGAAACAAATCTGCCTTTAACATAGCTTCTCAAACGGCATTTGCCTTTGATTTGAGCCGGAGTTAATCCGTAAAAGTCGCATACATCATTTATTATTTGATTTGCGTGTTTTTGCTCGTTGTATAACAATTTGTTCATCGTTCGACTTGGTGCGGTCCAATAGCTCATTTTGTAGTTGTTTTATTTTGGTTCTTAATAATTCGTTTTCTAATTCTAATATGTGAAGTTCTCTAATTAGTGAACTTTTGTTATCAATGTAGCTCATAAAAAAATATTTATTGGTAAATGAAATGTGTCGGTAATTTCGTAAAGCTCCAATATTAACTTATGATAGCTTTTTAATATTCTTTTTTGCACTTCGTTCATTCGAGCAATCTTAATTAAAATATCTTCTTCCTTTTGAAATAATCTAATAGGTTCATCATTTATTCCTCTTCGCCATAATGATAAATCTTTTTCGTGATAGGTTTGTCTTGTTTGTGCAGCTTTTAAAAGTTCTAATAAACAAGCAGCTCTTTTGTGTAGCTTTAGTTGCTTTCCTTGATAGTTTAATTTTTGCATAAGATTAATTTTTAAAGGTTATCGGCTAAGCAGCCAATTAAAAATGAAATGGTAATAATGATGATTGCAACAGTTACGGAAACTGAATCATCTTGCTTTTGTCTTTCGTAGTTGTTCATAAAAAATGGTTTTTTGGTTATTTGATAAATCAAAAATATATCAACATATTTTATCCACCAAACTTTTACACAATTATTTTATTGTTTTAAGATAATTTTAACATTTAAACCTTTTATCGCTCAAAACAAAGTTATTTGTCGTTCAAAAAAATCGTTTTTTGATTGATAAATTGGCAATATATGTCTAAAATTGCATTTTTTGATGTGCATTTTTGGAAAAATTCATGCAAATTGGAATTATAATTATAATATCCTGTCGTACTAAAATTATATTCTTGTACGTATAATGTGTCATAAAATGACCAAATTATATGCTTTTAAATACTTATAAGGGACATTATTGTAACAAATAATATTATAAATATGTTACAAAGTAAAGGCAAAAATTGACAAAACTTGTCATAAAGTAAGGGTATCGCTTTACGAATTGTCCTGTTTTTTATATAAAAAAGTAGACAAATTATGTCACAATTTTATATAAATATGTGACAAATTAGGTAGTAATACTGCTATAATTAAATAAATTATAAACTGTTCACCTGTATAGTTTGTTCATTGCCGGTGAACGTTCACGTTTTCGTGAACAATATTATAAGTGAACATTGAGTAAAATAACTCAATCTATTGAGTAATTAATTAGCGTAAAAGTCGAAATCATCATCAAAATAATCGTAAGATTCAAGTATTTCAATAATCCTGTCTAATTTTTCGGTTTCTAACTTATAAAGTTGTATTTGTAGGTCCTCAATTTCTTTTTTAGCCTGAAGATTAACCTCGTAGTCGTGTTGTGCGTGTTCTCTATCTCTCTCACTTTGCCTGTTTTGGCTCATCATAATAATTGGAGCAGCATAAGCAGCTTGAGTAGAAAAAATTAAATTTAAAAGAATAAATGGGTAACTATCCCAATGTTTAATAAATCCGACTACATTTAACCCCATCCAAATCAAAACAATAATAGTTTGCCAAATTATGAAGTTCCAAGACCCCATTCCGTTTGCTACTGCATCTGCTATCTTATCTCCGATTGAAGATTCTTCTTTGTGTTTTTTATGCCAATTCATAATCAAAGATATAAAAAAGGGGACATCGTAGAAACGAATCCCCTTAAACCATTTGTCTGTCTTATGAACATTGCAAAGCTATATTAATATATCTATAAAAACAAAAACCTCTTGGCTTTTTACACCAAGAGGAAACCAACTATGAAAACAACGTTACAAAGATACTTTTTTATTTAGAGCCGTCTTGTAGGGGTAAATGCTTGGAATTATCGACCTTTCGATAACCCATTCTCCATAGTAACTTAGTCAAAATAACGCTTTGCCTAATGGTTTCTTCCTCGCTATGTTCTTCATTTAACAAATGGTGGCACTCGTGAATTAATATCTCCATTTCTTTTCTTCCCTTTAAACGAGGATCAATATAGATAATACCATCACTTTCGGCTATGCCGTGTGCCTGTTCTCTGCCTAA